AAATGAACTGCACAAAGATAAGATACCAAACTTTTATGAAGACAGTATTGAACTAGGTAAAAAGATCAATGCTGAACAAGAGATTGACTTACCCATAACTCCTCTAACAGGAGAACAAAGTAAATTTTTTAAGAAAGTGTATCTTAATACTCCAAGAATAATGAGGAAAACAAGATAATGTATGATATAGTGTTTATAAGTTATAACGAAGCATTGGCAGATCACAATTATAAAACGTTGTGTGAACGTTTTCCTATTGCTCAACGAGTAAAAGGAGTGAAAGGCATTCACAAAGCACATATAGAAGCGGCAGAAGTATCCATGACAAAAATGTTTTGGGTAGTTGATGCAGATGCTCAAATAGTAGATGACTTTAATTTCGATTACAGCGTGGACCAATACAATTTAGAAACAGTCCATGTGTGGCAAAGTCGCAATCCTATAAATGATTTACAATATGGATATGGCGGAGTAAAATTATTACCAAAGCAATTAACTTTAGATATGAATACAACCACAACTGATATGACTACAAGTATTTCTAAAAACTTTAAAGCAATTAAGCAAGTATCAAACATCACAGCATTTAATTCAGATCCTTTCAGTGCGTGGAAAAGTGCTTTTAGAGAGTGTGTAAAATTAAGTTCTAAAATAATTGACAGACAACAAGACAATGAAACAGAACATCGATTAGATGTATGGTGTAGCAAAGGTGCAGATAGACCTTACGGAGACTTTGCAATTGAAGGAGCAAAGTCAGGTAAAAAATTCGGCACAGAAAACAAAGACAAACTGAATTACATTAATGATTTTGATTGGCTTAAAAAACATTTTGAGGAGACCTGCAGTGTCAGTACCTACTACTAAAATACCTTTTCATGATATCATCCAGTTTGGACAACGGACAATGATATGGAAAAATTTATTCAATGTGAGTTGGATATTAAGCAGATTCTGTAACTATGATTGTTCATATTGTTGGCCCTATGCCCATTCTAAAAAAGTAGACCACAGACCATTAGAAGTTTATAAAAAAACAATGGATGAAATTAAATCTCAAGCACGAAGTAATGGGTTTGATAAGTTTCATTTTAGTTTTAGTGGTGGAGAACCAACAGCATACAAAAGATTCTTGCCCTTGATTGGTCATTATGCCTCAGATGAAAAAAGTAAATATCAAAGTATTCACATGACAACAAATTGTTCACCAGGAATGAAATGGTGGAAAACTTGGCTTAAAGCCACAGAGTCTTTAATGCGTAGAAGCATAACTGCAAGTTACCATCACGAATTTGCAGATGAACAAACTTTTGGAGATAAACTTTTAATGTTAACAGATGCAGGAGTTTATGTTACAATTAATCAAGTAATGGTTCCAGAACTGTTTAATGAACTATATGATAGATGTAAAAGATTTAACGATAGAGGAATAAACGTCACATTAAAACCACAAAGCAATGAATCAGCAAGTGAAATTGTATCAGGTTACAGTGACGAGCAAATAGAATTAATGAAAACAGGATTTCCATTAAAGAAAAATGATGGATCAGCAATTGGTCAAATAAGCCTTATGGATAACAAAGATAATTTTTACGAATTAGATCAAGCAGAAAGATTTAATGCTTTTGGATTCAATAAGTTTCAAGGTTGGAATTGTAATGCAGGGTATCAAAGTTGTATTGTAAGAGAGCCGGGAGGTGAAATTAAAAGAGCATACAGTTGTCACGATGAACCGTTAGGAACAATCGATGAAGGATTTGAATTATTTAAAAATCCTAGTAAATGTATAACACCAACTTGCGTCAGTTCTGCTGATAGTAAAATCCCTAAATCAAGACAGAAGGAAACAATAAATGTATAAACTGGAAGATATAAGAGATATTCATTTAGAAATCACTAGTAGATGTCAAGCCAAATGTCCTATGTGTCCTAGAAGAATAAATGGCGGTCCATTAAATCCTTTTATACATTTAGATGATATTACATTAGAAATATTTAAAAAATGGTTTCCTGAAGATTTTATTAAACAATTAGACAGTTTGTTTATGTGCGGAAATTTAGGAGACCCAATTGTCAGCAAAGACACATTAGAAATATACCAACACCTACGAGCAGTCAATCCTAGAATAGGACTTGCCATGCACACAAACGGAAGTGCTAAAAATAAAGAATGGTGGAGAAAGTTAGCAAAAGTAAATGTAAAAGTTACTTTTGGATTAGATGGTTTAAAGGATACTAATCATCTTTATAGAATATCTACAGATTTTGACAAAATTATAGGTAATGCTAACGCATTTATCGAAGAAGGTGGATTTGCTAAATGGCATATGCTGGTGTTCAAACACAATGAACATCAAGTAGAAGAGGCAAGGGAGATGTCTCAAAATTTAGGATTTAAAACATTTACTACTAAACATACATCAAGATTTCATCAAGGTGCTTTGCAAGTAATAGATGAGAAAGGTAATCCTTTACACAAATTAGAACCCACACAAAAAAGTGCAGAGATGATACCTTTAGTAAAAGAATCACAAAATGAAACTACGCCAACTATTATATGTAAAGCAGTAAAAAATCGTCAGTTGTATGTGAGTGCTTGTGGTAATATATCTCCTTGCTGTTGGTTAGATATGGAATGGATTCCGCCTTATCAGGCAAGTAGAATAGATTACATGGACAGAATTGGAGAATTTCCTAATTTAAATAAACATAGTCTAAAAGAAATATTTAACAATGGATACTTTGATAAGATTGAAAAAACTTGGGGTCATACGCCATTGCAAGAGTGTGGTAAACAGTGTGGTTCTTTTGATAAACTAGGAGCTCAATTTGAAGATTAATATTACAGATGTGATGTTTTGGATGGACGCAATCAGACAGTCTGATGATAAGCATCGTACATTAGAAAGTTTCTGGAAAGGACAAATCAATAGTAAAGTTTGGTTGATCAATTACTTGGAAAAATATCAACAAAATCTTCCTTACAATATTTTATTGTGTGGCGGATGGAATGGTGTTTTAGCAACATTATTGTTTAACAGTGAGTTAGATATTACTCGGGTTACTAGTATGGACATAGACAGTAAATGTGAATCAGTGGCAAACATAATGAACAAAGATTATGAAATACAAGGAAGGTTTCAGTCAATCACATCGGATATGGTGTTATATAACAATTATGACAAACATAATCTAATTATTAATACTGTGTGCGAACATATGACTCCAACACAATACAACGAATGGCTAGCCAAATTACCAAGCAATAAAAGAATTGTTTTACAAAGTAATGATTTCTTTAACTGTGAAGAACACGTGAACTGCAAACAGTCACTGAAAGAATTTGAAAAAGACTGTGGACTTGTTGTTGAATCAAGTGCTTCATTATCTACAGAGAAGTATAACAGATTTATGATTATAGGACATAAGAAATAATATGGATACAGCAACCAAAGTTTTTAACAAATTTAAAGACGGCAGTCTGCCTTGGCTAGAACTGGATATAAATTTTATGGATTATTTAGATACAAAAGAATTTAATAATGTAAATGCTCATTACGTGGAGCATAGAGAAGATGAAACTCATAAAGGTTGGGAAAGTTGTTGTTTGCATGGATTAGATGTAGACAAAACAAGAGTTGCAAAAGAATATGGATATGAAGATGAACTAAATGCTCCGTATGATTGGACCAGTCTTCAAGTAGATACTCCATTAGCAAAAAAGTTTTGGGAAGACTTTCCAGCAGAAAGATACAGTAGAATACGTTTTATGAAATTAAATCCTGCAGGAAAAATAGATTGGCACAATGATGATCCAGGACATCCGTTACCAGATGATCTTTGTGAATACTTAATACCTATAAATGTTGCTGTGATGCACCCAGCACTGTGTTACATGGAAGTTAAAGATCATGGAATAGTGCCTTGGAAACATGGTAAAGTATTTTTAATTAACATACTAAAAGATCATCAAGTAGTAAACAACGCCAATGCTGAAAGAGTTCACATGATTGCTCAAGCACACATTGGCAATAAAAGAAAACAATTTAACGAATTATTGGATAGGAGTATTAAAAAATATGGCATTTCAATATGATGCACAGCATAAAAAACACAATATAGTTTTTATTCTTGAAAGTAATTTTCATGCAATTAAAAATAATTCAGCAAAAGAATTAGTTCAAAATATTGCGGAATATCAAATAGGAAATTTAAACACAATGGGATATGACGTTATGGTGTCTATATCAGAAGATGTAACAATAAGCAAACTGATTGATCAATATGATTATGCTGTGGTGTTTACTCCTGACACAGAGTTTCAAGGAGAATCGTTTTTTAAACATTTACACAAACTAATTGAACAAGATTTTTATATTGCAGGACACATTTTAGATAGAAAAGAAGGATACTACGAGCTTCATGAACAATGTTATGTTATCAATTTAAAGAAACATAAAGAACTAGAAATGCCTGAGATAGGTGAACTAAAAAGAAACTCAGAACATTTTTCTACAGAACCTATAAGAAGCGATGAAAATTTCCATGATGATTACACACCTTTATGGATTAAGCCTGGTAATGAAAGCAAAACATACAAACACAAATGGCATGGATGGAATATAATAAGAGCCGCGTTGGATAATAGAGAAAAAATTGTAGTGTTTGATGAAAATTTGAGAATGAGCAAAAAATGTTATTATGCAGTACACGAAACTGATTTTAATGAAAACAGCAAACAAATATTTAAAAAATACAATCAGAGTGCTAATAGATTGTTTTATCCAATTAACACAGAAGAATTGCAGTCAGTAAGCACAGGAACTATTAAACAATTGATTACACCTGCTAGTGGATTCAATTGGTTAAAATATTTGGATAAGCATGGGTATGACGAAGCCACTGAAGTTGTGTTTTATGATTATAATCCTAATGCATTGTATTACATGGAACAAACAATAAAAGAGTTCGAAGGTGGAGATTATCATAAATTTTTACAATCTAAAAATAGACACAAAACACCAGACTGGCTAAATTCCAAATTAGAGGTAGCAGAACATTTTGAAACTTTTAGACATCTATGGCACATTAGAGATAAAATTAAATTTAAGTTTGTTGAATGTGATCTGTTGAATGAATTCACTATAACACCCATAAATCATAGAAATGTTATTTTCAACATCAGCAACATCTTTGCTTATGAGCCAACAGTGCCATTTGTACCAACTAAACAAAGAGTGTTTAAACAAAACCAATTGTTACGACTGCTAAAAGAAAAATACGATAAGATACAATTAATAGTGTCACAACACGCATGGTCGGGTTTTGTAGATTACGACATTGATGCAGGACCTATTGGAGATTTTTATGAAGTGGATATTGAAACACTAAAAGCACCAATGTGGCGTTTTGGAAAAGATTGGACAAATCCTAAAGATCCGTGGGAGGAAAATGAAGAATAAAAACAGTTGTACCTTTTGTATGCACCCTTTTACGGGATTGGCTACTAGAGAAGATGGAGCAATTAAAGTGTGCTGTCGTAGTCTTCCTATTGCTAATATAAAAGATATGAGTCTAGAAGAAGCATGGAACTCGGACAAAATGAAAGAAGTAAGACGTCAAGTGCTAAACGATGAACGTCCAGATGTGTGTGAACCTTGTTTTGATTTAGAAGATCAAGGAGTTCAAAGCCTACGTCAAAGACATATTACTGATTCATCTCCGGAATCTAGAATCAATTTATACCCAAATGCATTAGACAAACTTAACGATGATTATTCAATGCCGTTTGAATTGCCCACAATAGAAATTAAAATTAATAACTTATGTAATTTAAAATGTAGAATGTGTAATCCTTTAGATTCTACACAATGGAAAGATTGGAATTCTATTGTTGATCATTATAAAAAAGAAGAAAATTATCTAGTAGATGCTGTTGAAAGTTTGGGATTAACTAAAGCACCTTATGTAGGAATATTTGAAGACAAAGCACATTTTTGGGATAATCTAGAAAAACTACTGCCATACTTTAGACGTGTAGAATTTGCTGGAGGAGAACCTTTAATGGATCCTGTACACTATAAAATACTAGATTTATTATCTAAAAATGGAGATAATATTGAAATTAAGTATGCCACAAATGGAACTAAACTAGGCATTAAAGGTGGAAGAACTGTACATGATTATTGGCCCAAGTTTAAAAGTGTTGCTGTGAATGTTAGTATAGATGGGTTACACGACACATATGAATATATTAGAGGCAATGGTAAATTTTCAGATGTTGAATACAACATTAAAGAAATGAAAAAAATTAAAACAGTTAGTAGAATAGTAGGTGCATTTACTGTACAAGCAAACAACATAATGCAGATAGACAAAGTTATAGATTATTTTTTAAGAGAGATGAAGATCGTGTTTTACAGTCACAGAGTTAGTTATCCTAGAGCACTATCGGCACAGGTATTGCCCAAAGCATTGAAAGATCAGGTGGTTGCAAAACTAGAAGCAATGAAACCTAAAATAAAAGATTATGAAATAGTAAAACAACACCCAATATTAGAAAAAATTACACAACAACAAATACAAGACAACATAAACTTTTTACAAGCAAAAGACCTAAATGAATATTGGCTAGATTGTGTAGACTTTAATAGAAAACTTGATCTCTCAAGAAACCAAGGACCGTTTGAAAAAATTAATCCGGAGTTTCAAGGTTATGTTTAAAGTAGAACATCTATATC